AGTCTACAAAGCCTGTCCAGTGTTGACGAAACACCAAAATAAAGCTGCTGCAATACTTAGCTGGACTTATAACTTAGGACCAGCTAGGCTCCGATCATCCACGATGCGAACAAGAATAAACCAAGAGCGATGGGAGGAAGCTGTTCAAGAATTAAAGCGTTGGAATCTTGCAGCAGGTAAAGTAACCAAAGGCCTTGTTCTTCGTCGTGAAGCAGAGGCGACATTATTCCTCCTTAGCCCATCCAACAACAAAGCTAAAGATAGCGATGTTAACGAAGACAAAGAACCCTTCGATAAGAACCTCAGATCCGTCCTCGTCAGTTACGACAAAATCATCAGAGTAGCAAATCCCTAACATAAACCCTGATAGAAAAGACCAACCCCATATATTCGGCATAGTTTTCCTTAGTGACCTTTATAGACCCCTTTGCAGGGGTCTTTTTTTATTTAGATTTCACACACACCGGCTACACAGGCAAGCTGCTGTGCACCTTCGACGTTATCATCATTCTCTTTAAGCATATCCCAGTTAATGTTTACTGGCATCTTAGCTAACAAGGCTTCATAGTCTTCCTTGCTGCATGTCTCATAAGGTGCTTGTCGATAAGTGCCACCATCCATTGGCAGGAATGATACACCAGTACAGATATCAAAGTTGTCATACACCCAAGCCCCTACAGTAGGCCAATCATTCTCATTAACTGAGATAGTCACTGAAGGCTTATGTTCGCACCAATGAAGCTGATAGATACGCCATAAGTTAAGGTGAGATATAGCATCAACATCATCCCTGGTGATAGCACCTTCAGGAGCCTTCATAGGAAATGAGAACACGGTAGTGCTATCTGGTCTCATCACACAAGGCTCACTAGGAATACCTTGTTCGATCATAAATGCCGTGAGAGGATCTTTTTTATCTGATCGTACACGCCTAATGTAATACTGGGCATGTTGAGGATGAATGCCAGAAGCAGTGCCACAAAGCTGAGACACAGTACCAGAAGGCTTAACGCAAGTGATAGCAGCAGAGACAGGAATATTAAGAGCTTCTGCTGTAACTTCGTTAGCAACGATTGCTTCATTTCTCAACATCTCCAATCTTGCTGGTAACACTTTATCATCAGGATCATTCAGTAGCTTATGATCATAGATACCTGTCAGCGACACACCCAATAGACGCTCTTCAGCGGTGTTCTTTTCCCAGATCTTACGTAGGTATGGGAAGGTAGTCATCGTGCTCTGCCAAGTACCTAGAACAGCCGCTACACGTACTTTGTACATCAAGTCTTGTAGAGTGTCCGTATCACGAACAATGACCTCTGTGAGGTTACAGAACTGGTAAGGACGCAGGATAATCTCTGAGCAAGGATTCGTACCGAAGTCATGGTTAGGATCTCTACGACCATTGACAGCTGCTTGCTTCTTCGATGCGTCTCTGTTAAAGATACCACGTTCACCTGAATGGCTCTCATAGATCGAACACCATTCACGCATAAACTGCCCTACTGAAGGCTTTACATCGTACACAGCAGAGTTATTAGCAAGGCTACGCTGTCCTTGTTGTTCCCACCACGCTCCTGCTTTAGCGTGTGCCATACGATCATCACTGAGATCGCTTAAAGAGATCATTGCAGAACGCCGCACACCACCCACAACAACAACCTCCCCGATCTTGCACAAAATATCATGGCATTCAAGGGACGACAGACGACGATTTTTGGCCGCTTGGAACTTCCTAATAACAAATTTGAATAGTTCAACGAGGGGTTCTGGACCAGAAGCTCTGCCTCCAAAGGTCTTAAGTCTGGAGCCAGCAGGTCTAACTTTGGATACATCCCAGGTTGCAATTTCTCCAGCGTATAGTAAAGCAATGAGTTGTCGTAATGCTTTAGCCCAGCCCTCTTTGCTGTCGGATACCACGATAGTAGTTTTACTATCGAATAACTGATCAGGGACTTCAGGGAGTTGATTAACATACTTAGCCTCTACTGAGAATCCAACACCTGTACCGCATAAGAGGATGTACATAGCCTCATCAAAGGACTTAGGGTCGTCGATAGGCAGATAACTACAGTTATAACCAGCAATGTTCTGACGCTCAAGTGCCTCTCCAGCAGTCATCATACAACGCATCGAAGGCATGACATCCATGTTAAGGATTGCTTTATGTACTGTCTTGTAGATGTGTTGTGGGATCTCATACTTGTGTTTATCTAACAGTTGTTTCTTCATGAAACCCATGTAGCGTTCAACTGTTTCACTCCAGTTCTCACGTCTGCCTTGTTCGTCAATAAAACGACTGTAGCGGCTTTTGTGGATAAAACTTGAGTAGTTATTTAACTTCATTCTTCGTCCTCTTCGGTGTCATCTATTTCGTCAACAAGTTGGTCAAACATGGCTTCGATTCTGTCCTCAAACCTGTCTACCAGTTCTTCTGATGTTATGTTCAATATCTCAAGTAGAGATATTTCATCCAGTCTCTTAAGCTTTTCAAATAAGTCCAGAATCGTTAAAGCCATAGTCACTCCTTATAATACTTACTCTTTACTAAGTCATAGTTCTCAATCACATACTCCAGATAGTGTACTGCTTTAAGTAGATCTTCTCTACCATTCTTTCGTTGGTGTCTCTGTACATACTTAACAACATTAGCTAACCAAGGGTCTAAAGACCATGCTGAGATAACATCCCAAGGCTGTAGTGTTGTCTGCTTGTAATGATCACCACCAACCTGTTTAGCTTGGTTTGAGTATTTCGGCAGCAATTGGTTCGCTCCTTCTTTGTTGTTGCCATCCACCGCAGTCTTGGCACTGGTAACGCTGATACTTTCCTGTGAGTGAGGTACTAAACCCTCGTCTCTGTAGATTGATACTAGAGCATCGTGTACAGCTTCGGTGGTCTTTGTTGACTGAGACGTTAGGGTGGGTTCGAATCCAGGGAAGAAATCGCTCATAAACCTTCTCCAGCAATATGACATCCTGTTTATTGTACTGCTCCATGACTTCCCATGCTGCTTTGTCTTTGTTCATACACTTGATCCAAAGTTCAAAGCCTTCATGCTTAGTCTTCTGACCTAATCCTAACGCTCTAGCTACATAGTCCAGCTTGTTACTAGGGAACCTAAATTCCTTTCTAGCAGTCTTTAACAGGTCAATTTGATGGTAAGGCGCTGGAGGAGACATACCAGCCTCAAGGAACTCTTTATTGAGTGTAGGTATGTCAAACCTAGTTCCATTGTAATGTACAACAGCATCGCATTCGTCCAAGAGACTATGGATTTTCTTTAACATAGTCTTCTTACCGTTTAGGATACTGCTGAACATTAACTGATCACCTTGATACCACTTAGCGGACCAACACAAAACACTACTACTGTCTACGATCTGACTGATGCTGATGTTCTGTTGAAATAAACCCCAGACATACGCAGTGTTAGGTGCTGATTCGATATCAAGTAGCAGGATTCTCATCAGCGTCTGAGTCAGCGTCTGAGTCTGTACTATAGTGTGACGGATCATCGTGTCCGAAGATATTAACGATCTTTCCGAACTGTTCAACAAATACTTTCTTTTTTATATCGTAACCGTAGTAAGCACCGATAGCTTCACATGCTCTTTCTAACAACTTAGTCCATACAATACCATCATCGTAGGTAGCATTGATCTTAACCATGTAGTCTAGCGGGTAACCAAAATCAACATTGAATTTCTGTTCTTTTTCGGTTTGTTCTGACATTATTGTTACATGAAAACTAATTCTGCTATCACTCATCATCATCTCCATTCATTAGGGCATCCCAGGCATTAGGGAATATTTCAGAGCAGACTCGGCAGATGTTCTCTGCAACGATCCTTGTCTCTGCTTGGGCTTCCTTTGCTAACCTTAATTGACATACTCTAGCAAAGGCGTAAAGGCTCCCACTCCAATACCATTCAGTCATCATGGATTGGGGGAGTATCATCCTAGCTTGCTCAGGGCAAATACCTTCCTTAAGCATCAGCTCATACAATGTTACCATGTAAGCAGTGTACTTGTCAACTGTTGCGTTCCAATCAGTGTGACTTTTTACCGGTTCTGATGAACTTCCTTGCTTGACATTTGGTGCTTTACGTCGGAAATACGTAGGCTGATAGAACTCTGGTGAGGTATCAACATAACGTCTACTTACTTCATTCCAAGCTAGTCCTACTGTATGCTTCATCAACTGCCTAGCTACGAAGATCGGTGCTTTAATCCTAAACTGAATAAAGCAATGACTGAAGGGACTCCAATGGTTGTGTTTCGCTAGATAGTTAATCAGCTTGGTGTCTTTCGGATCTAACACAGGTAAAGGAAAGTAATGATTGCTTTGCTCTGTGTCATACCAACTAACAGCCTCTGACTCTTTATCAAAGCTAACACGAGCAGCATTGACTACCGTTAAGTCATTACCCATGTGTTCGATGTAGTCTACTTTAATGTTTGCCATAAACCTTTCTCATCCTGGTGGCTTGCTTACTTTCCTCTACAGTCTTTTGCTTCTGATGTATTTCCCACAGTTTAGCTTTCTCTACTATTGCTATGAAGTGATCAAGGCTAACCAGTGCTAAAGGATCAGATCTATTCTGCTTGATGACTAAGAGGGGTTCTTTGTCTTTGCCTTCACAGTGCCGTATTGCTTGTTCGTAGTCAGTGTAGAC